GGGCGTTGGCGGTGCGGCGTGAACTGCTGGCGCTGGGCTTTTCCGGCCAGCAAATCGGCATGCAAACCCTGATGGCCTCAGCGGCCGACAAATCGCAACATCGGGTGGAGTTGGTGGCGACGCCGCGTTAAAATTTAAGCCCACAAGGCTCTTTTAAAACCAACGCAATCATGCTTTAGTGATCCACTGATTTGGAGACGTGGCCGAGCGGCTGAAGGCGACGGTTTGCTAAACCGTTATACGGATTAAACCGTATCGAGGGTTCGAATCCCTCCGTCTCCTCCAGTGTCTTGTTTTTCTGCGGTTTTTACAGTGCATGTTTTGCCAAAAAACCCTTGATATTCCAGCATATGTTATGTTTTTTAGTGCGCGGGAGTGTATGGACAGCCGCGATGTAATGACGGTATACATGGCGGTATTTCAAATGCCGTCAGGAAAATACCGTCATGCCGCTTACCGATACCGCCATCCGTGCCGCCAAGCCCACAGACAAAGGGTTTAAGCTGGGTGATGAGAAGGCCTTGTACCTGTTGGTGACACCAGCTGGCGGCAAATTGTGGCGCATGGATTACCGATTTGAGGGCAAGCGCAAAACCTTGGCCTTGGGCGCGTATCCTGAAACCAACCTTAAGCAGGCGCGGGATCGGCGGGATGAGGCTAGGCGGCTGCTGGCCGATGGGGTTGACCCGATGACGCAAAAGCAGGAGGTCAAGCGCAGCCGCCAAATCGAGGCCGCCAACAGCTTTGAGGCCGTGGCGCGGGAATGGTACGCCAAGCAATCCTACCGTTGGTCGGACAGCCATTCCACGGATGTCATGCGGCGTCTTGAGGGCAATTTGTTCAAGTTTATCGGCAACCGCCCAATTGCGGCGATTGACGCGCCAGAGCTGTTAAGGGTTATTCAGGTGATGGAGGATCGGGGGGCGTTTGATTTGGCGCACAGGGTGCTGCAGGTGGCGGGGCAAGTGTTTCGCTATGGGGTAATCACCAGCCGCTGTGCCCGTGATCCATCCGCTGACCTTAAGGGTGCCCTAACCCCTGTGCAGAAAACCCACCAAGCGGCGGTGCGGCCAGAGGAGTTGGGGGAGCTGATCAAGGCCATCAACAGCTATGACCAAGTGGGCACCTTGCAGACCAAGTTGGCGTTGCAGCTGCTGTGCCTGACCTTTGTCCGCACCACCGAATTGATCGGGTCGGTTTGGAGCGAGATCGATTTGGATAAAGCCCTTTGGACGATTCCAGCGAACCGCATGAAAATGAAGACCGAGCATGTGGTGCCGCTCGCCAAGCAAACGCTGGCCGTTTTGGAGCAGGTGCGGGTGGTTGCTGGCAAATCCAACTATCTGTTCCCAGGTGTGAACCCCAGAAAGACGATGAGCAACAACACGATGCTGTTCGCGCTTTATCGGCTAGGCTACAAGGGTAAGATGACGGGGCATGGGTTCCGCGCCGTGGCCTCAACGATTCTGAACGAACAGGGCCTATCGTTCGGATGTGATCGAGCGGCAGTTGGCGCATATTGAGCGCAACGCGGTGCGGGCGGCCTACAACCGTGCCGAGTATTTGCCAGAACGGCAAAAGATGATGCAGGATTGGGCGGATATGCTGTCCAGCTTAGGCCTGATGGGTTGCTAGCACCGCCATCACACCCCCTAACCAGAATCCGAACATCACTTCGCTGATCGCAATCGGATCAACGCCTAAGAATCGTGAGGTGGAAATGTGCGAGGCCAGCAGGCGGCCAGCACGGTAGATCAAACCCATTGCAAGGCCTGATGCTGCCAAAACATAGGTTAAATCGCTGTACGGGGCTAAGAGCGGCAAGAAAGCAATAGGGGCTGTAATCAGAACCCCGCGCAAGCTCATGAACAATGTTTCGCGCCAATCGCGGCAGTTCATCCACTTACCCCACCCCCATGTGAAGGCCAACCATGTCAAAAACACAAACACACCAGCAGCTTGCCAGTGTTGCGCCAACAGAATTGGGGTGGACAGCACGATGGCCACGATCAGGCGATCAGGTTGGTTGCCCAACGTGCCACGGCCACGGAGGCGGTTGGCTAAGGCTGCGGCGAAGGGGAGGAGGTAGATCATTATAGGGCTCCGCCATCGCTGATCGCTCCCAGTAACTCCATAAGTCTGGCTGGGATACCCCCCTTAAACTTCGCATCACCATGAGTGCCCCCAGTTGGGGTTGTGCCACCCCACGCTAGGTTCCCGTCAGCGTTAATCCCGACAACCAGATGATACCCATGTTTGCACCATACCATCGTCAGGCACCCCGTGGGTTCAGGCACAACTTCGGGCTTAGATATATCGGGTGGTAGTTGTTCAAGGAATTGCCCGACATAGACCACCGACAGCCCATCTAACGGCAATGCACCGTAGCCATCCCAATTGGGCACCGCGCACTCTTTGAAGGATTCCTTGTAATCCCGCCAGAAATAGTACCCCATCTCCATCACACCAGCCCCTTATGCGCCGCACGAGCAGCTGCGTTGGAACGGTTAAGCCAGCCCCTGATAAAGGCTTGGTTACTTTCTGACCGTTGCGCAAGCTCATTATAGCGGGTGTTGCGCGCCAAGGTGTAAGAGTCCACCAGCCGATCCAGCCCATCAGGATCAAGCTTGCGAACCGCTGTCTGGGTTCTAATGCCAAAAAGCCCGTCAGGCTCAACATCAACCAGCTGTTGCAGCGTCCTGACCGCTCTGGCCAGCCCAGCATTGACCGCGAAGTCCGTCACCACCAGCGCGATGTTGTAGGGCAGGGAATCCCCCCAGATATTGTCGTAGTAATCCCGCTTGTAGATGGCCTTGGCTTGCTCAAGCGTTAGGCTTTCAATATCCAGTTCGGGGTATGCTTTCTGGCTAATGCCAAACTTGGTCACACCACCAGAATCGCGCGGATCATGGGTGACGGTATCACCCCCCTCCCACTTTAGGATAAAGGCCAAGATGGATTCAAATTGGGGGCTGTAGGTCATGCTGCGGCTTTCTTTAGGGGGTGATCCAAATCCTCGCCGCAGGCCACGCATTCCACCCGCACGATGGGGCATTCACGCTTAGCCCGATCAGGCATAAAGGTTGTGGCCTGCACCATGTGGGTGCATTGCTCGTAAAGTTCTTCTCTAGTTTCCTGCGTCATTCAGCTTGCCCTCCCTTTCAACAAAATTCTGACAGGCTGCCAGCCGTAGCCGCACCTGCTCTGCGTCACCCGCAAAGTCCAATAGGTCATCGCTGTTCACCCAATCCGCGCTGCTTAGCTCCTGCATCTGCGTCAGGAAGCTTTGTGGTGGCGGGGGCTGCATGACGTCTGCTGGGGCTATGGGTTTGATGCACCCTGATGCAGGTGTTTGGGCGCAGCCGCCGAGCGTCACGAAGCTGGCCATCAAGATCACGAATAGCGTTCTGGTAGTCATTGGAAACCTTTGCTGTGATGGATTGAGCTGTTTTGCAATCTTGGTCGTATTTCACCGCAACCGCCGCCAACGCCTCACGGTGCGCCTCATTAAGGCGGTAGAGATCCATGCGGTGAAGGAACCAACAGACAGCCGCTGTGGACACCACAACCGCGCCCGTGCGCCAATGCTTAAGAATCAGGGCTAGAATCATTCGGAACCTTCCAGATGTTGCCAATCGCCTTGCCGCCCAGATAGCTGCCCGCATAGCCCACGATGTACCACTGAAACGCTTCCGCTGTTTTGGTGACAAAGGTGACGTAGAACAACGCGGCGGTGGCAAAGGGGAATGAGGCTACCCACAACGCCCGTGACACCGAGCCACGCCCGCTGTCGTCACTCAACATCTGCCGCCAAAGGCTTGTCCGCATTTAGTTGGCACTTGGTTTGATGATGATGGTGCGCATCGCGTTGGCCACTTTTGTCGACTGGTGTTCCTCAAGAACAGAGAACAAAAACAGCAGGCTTAAGACCACAAATACCGCCAACAAGCCCCGCTCAAGTCTTTTAACCCGCTTATCAAACAAACCGATGATTTTTTCTGTATTTGTGATGTGCGATTCCGTTTTTTCATGATGTTCCGCGCTCGTTTTGCTGAACGCATCCGATATGTGTTTTGTGAACTCATCAAAGCGTTTGTTCAGATGGTCGAAACATTCCTTAATCTGCTGACTTCTCAAATCCATAATCGTTTCTAAAGCGGTGAGACGTTCTAAATCGGTTTTGTTGCCCATTTTAAAGCTCCGCATTCAAGGCGATCACATCGGACTGGATTGATCCCCACTGTTCGCCAACAGTTCCTGAACCACCATGTGTAAAACTGATTCGCAGGCCGTTTGTGTCGCCCGCGTAGTTAAAAATAGATAGCGGGGCAGGAAAGTTGCTGTTGCCGATCGATCGGAAAATCGTCCAAGCCGATGTAAGAAAGGTCGGAACAGGTGCCACGCGCATGGCAGGGTCAAGTCTGACGTTTAAATCTGCGCCCGATGCCGAGGAAAGCCACCCCCAGCAATCACGCCCCAACAAACGATAGTACCGTTTGCACAACGATTCTTCGATTGCGGCAAGACGCTGCTCAAACGGTGTGATGACAGAGCCAATCTCAAGCTGGATTTCTGACCACCTAATGGCTTGGCCAGCAACCAGCCCTATGAAACGCAGGCCGATATCCATCCCCTTGTCGATGTCGGTGTAACCGCTTGGGTTAAACGTAATGGTCAGCAAACCCCATGTTCCTGTTGGAATAGCCGCATGAGTAAACGTTGTCCCAAGCCTCTGATTTGCCCCTGCCCAGTTATCGGTGGCAGTTGGGCAATTTACCAAAAAGGTGACGCTGTTGGCCGCGATGGTTGAGCCCGTGTTGTTGTAGAGCCGCGCCGAAAGGGTGACGTTGCCATTTCTCCACTTTTGCACATCCCGCGCTTCAAATCTTTGCCGTAGATCAACATAGGTGTTGCTGGCCGCACCAGTTAGAAGCAAGCAGTCCGTGCCCGCAGTGAACCCCCCGCCCACACTACGGCTAACAGTGACAGCAGCGCCTGCGGCCAACGCAATCCATCTATCGGCGGTATAGGTGCTGGCCGCGACACCAGAACTGATGGACGTGCCGCGCAGCCAAACATCGAACGCGCCGTTGAAGACTTTGTTGCGGAACGCCCCCAGCTCCGCACCCGCACTGGCCAGTTTCGCGGGGGTAATGCTGCCGTCAGCGATTTTGGCGGTTGTAACGTTGGTATCCGCAATCTTAGCCGTGGTGACGGAAGCATCAGGCACCACCACCACCGCCGTCACAATCCGCTCAACCCGCACCGTGTTCACCGCCGTGACCACCAGATCAAACACATCACCGGTGGCAAACACCACCGACACCGCGTTTGGCATGGTGATGGCGGCGTTTTGGGTAAAGGTGATTGCGCTGCCCGTCACCCGCACCCTTAATCTCCGCCCTACCAAGGCGGCAGGGGCTGTGACCGCTGTGACCGAAACGGTGGTGCCAGAGAGGTCGATGTAATCGGTTGCGCCCGTGAGGTTGGTGGTGGCCGCTGCTGCAACCGCCGTGGCAGGGCCATTGTAGGATGCCACATCGGCCATCATCTGGCGGATGGCATCGTTGATCCCCGAAGGCGCACACCCCTCCGCGATATTGATGCCGTTGATCGAGGTGTTCGATGCTGGCGTGGTGCTGTAAGTTTCGATGCCCAAGACTTGTCTCCCTTTATCGGTTGGTTTGTGTGGTGTAGCCCGTGCCAAGCTCGTTGGTTAAAATGCCCGAAAGCAGTCGTTTGTTCTGATCCATCGCTTGACGGCGTGCAGCAGCCTCCGCCAGCCCGCCAGTGCCCTGTTGGGTCAGGATTTGGGCGATACGGTTGCGCACAGGCTCTGGCAACATTGCGCGGTTGTAGCGATCGCCCGCCAGCCGCATTAGGGTGGCCATCTGCGCCAAGCCAGAGGATGGCCGCATCATCGAAATAGCCGCAGGGGCAACCTCTGCCAGTGCGGATACGGGGCCATTCAGATCAGCATCCGCCGCCAGCCGTTCAGCGGTTTGTGAACCCTTTTTCACCTCCGCATAGGTTTGGTACATCGCCTTTTCGTTTTCCAGCCCGTTGACGTATTTCTGGAAGGTCGCATCATCGCCAAACACCGTGCGAATCCGCTGTTCAAGGGCAGGCTTGTCGATCAGCTTATCGGTAGCATTGGCGGTGCGCTTGGTGCCTGCAATCACCTCCTTCAGCGATTGCGCCGCGCCTGTGCGTACCGCGTTCAACTCCTCTGGCCGCATAGTTTGCATCAGGAGGTTAAGTCTTCGGGCGATCTGGCGGTGGCGCGTGTCATAAAGTCGCGGCCTGTATCCAAGGCCTCATTGACCCGCCATTCGGCTGCCGTTCCCAAGCGGCCTTCCCTGTAGGACGCACCCCCCGCGCTGTTTTCAATCGCATCTACAATCTGGTTCTGGTAGTCCCTGATTTTTGCTTTGGCGACATTGCCCATGCTGGATTTGGCCTCACCGCTCATCAGGTCATCAATCGCCATTTTTGCTTGATGCAAGCTGTTGATATCGATTTCTGGCCTGCCTTTGCTGTCCACCAGATACGACCGCACTTTTTGCAGCCCTGATTGAATCCCGCCCTTAGAGGTAGCGATTTCTTGATCCAGATTGGCCAATATGGGCATCACATCCACCACATCGTCGGCGGTTCTAGCGGCCTCATAGCTGGCACCTAAGTCTTTTCTGGCGGCTTTCGTGGCATCCTTGGCCGCGAAATAGTCGGCTGGCACCAAATCATCCACCAAGCCGCTAATCCGCCCATATTGGCCACCCTGCAGCCCTCCATCTGCCCCCCGCACCCCCTCCTGACGGGTGGTGACAGCGTCATTGATGATCGTTTTGCCCTGACCTGGGATTCGCCCCACCGCGCCAGCAAGGCTGCGGGTGTTGTTGCCCAAATCCGCGATAAAGCCCTCATTGCCCATTCCATCCAGTTGATCCCGCGCCGCGTAAAGGGCGGAGGATGGGGAATTGGCTGGAACATCCCTGCGGATCGCCTGCAACACCTTTAGGGCGGCGATGTCATCGGTGCGTACCCCCCTGAACTGGCTGGAAAGCTTAGAGGCCACAAAATCCCCAGCCCCCTTGGCCACGCTGACGCCCGCAGGGATAACGGGGCCAAGAATCGCCCCAACCGCCGCCTGCTCATTCGCCGTGTCCAAACGGTTCTCTATCCCGCCACGCCCACTGCCAAAGCCATAGGCACCACCATAGGTTGCACCGCCAACCGCAGGGGTCACGATCCTGTCGATTGCCCTGCTGGCCATCCCTCTGCCCGCATCAACCGCGCCTGAAACCGCCGCCCTGCTGGCCATGAAGGGCGCAACCGCTGCAGGTGCCATCGCACCCGTCATCTCGGATACGGCCGCTGCCGTGGGGTTGTTTTGCTTGAACTGATCCATCCGTTGACGCTCATAGGCCAAGCGTTGGTCATAGGCATCGCCCAAACTGACAGGCGTGCCGTTGTATTGCGCCTTTAGGTAGTCAATCGGGGCGGCCAAGCCAGCGGCGGCAACATCCCCAGCCCCTAGCAGCACGCCCTTTTGCAGGAACCGTAGGGCATCACCGGTGTTTGATGAGGCTCTATCCATAAAGCTGCGCTGTGGCGTGGCAGGTGCTGCAGGTGCAGGTTGCGGCGGTGCCTCTGTCCCTTGTGGATGCTGCTGTTGTGCAAACGAAATCGCTTGGGCTTCGGTCGCCCCCTCTGGTGCCGTGACCTCAAAAACAACCCCATCGGGTGATGTGACCTCAAAAACTGGCATCTATTTCTTCCTCACCGACCAGCCAGCTGTTGCGGGAGAGGTAGGGGTGTAGGTGGCGTCTTGGCTGTTTTTAAGGCGTTCTCGATAGCTCTCAAGATATTGCGCCTGTTTGTCAGTCATTTCATTCAAGCGGTCGACCACCTTGTTTAACCCCTCCTGCCTGCCGTATTGGCCGCCAGCAATCGATCGGAGGAATTCGCGGTCAGAATCAGAGAAGTTGGCACTAGGCATACCCAGCAAGCCTTTTGCTCGTAAAGTCACCTCGTTTTGTGCACTAACCAGATCGGTTCGGCCAGGTGCTGACACTACCCCACCGACCCTACCCGCAACTTGGCCCGTATAATTGGTTTGGCTGATTGCATCCTTGAACGAGGCAAGGCTGTTGCTAAAGGATTGCAGGTCATTCAGCGATTTGTTGACCTCCGCAACGCCAGCCACCACGTTTTTGGCCTGATCAATCGCCGCCTCCTTAGCTCCAACGGGGATGGCGGTTGAGATATTGGGTGCAGGTGGCATGCCCTGCAGCGGGGTATTGAAGTTGGGTGGGGGCGGCAAAACGCCGTTTGCTGCACCACCTGTTGGGGCGTTGCTGAATGCGCTTATATTTGGCGGGGGAAGACCCTGTGCAACAAGTGAATCGTTGCTAGGAACCGTGACCAGCTTGCCATCAACCATGATCTGCTGCTCACGTGGGCGCAGGCCAGCGTCATAGCCAGAGGTTTTGCGGGATTCACTGCCCGTTGCCTGAATCTTGGCGATTTCAAATGGCAATCCAGCTGCACTCTTGCCTGATTCAGATGCAAAAGATTTCTCATAGACGATCGAGGGATCCATTTGGATAGCCTGCTCAATCAGCTTGTCGCCACCAGATTGCCCCGCCATCATCGTGTCCATGCCCTGCTGGTAAAGCTGCCGCGCCATGGTTGGAACATCCGCCCCAAAGGCTGTTACCCGCCCGCCGCTGCCAGTTGGGGTGCCGCCCATGGTGGGGGCAGCGCCGCCATAGAAGCTTTGTAGGGAGGGTTGCCCCTGTGGCATACCCTGTGGTGCCCCCATGCCCTGTGGTTGCGGGGACAATGCCGCCGCCATCCCGTTCCCTTTGCCTGTTGGGCTGAAATATTGCTGGGCACGTTGCGCCTGAATCCCTGCCATGGTCGCTGCCGATTGCGACTTCATCAGGTCGGCCTGCGCCCCTTGGTTGGCATAGAAGCTGTTCAGGGTGTTGTTGGCACCGCTGTTGTAGCCCTGCAGCCCGCCCGTGATCAGTTGCAGCAAGGTCGCTTGTGGACCAGCCTGCGGTGCGCTCATGTTGGCTAGGGCTGACCCTGCGGCCAGCAAGCCCTGCGCATTGGCCTGATCCTGTTGCTGCGGGTTTAACCCGTTGTTGGCGGGCAGGAAGTAATCCAGAAAACTACCCATGTAACGCCTCCATGCCTTGGGTTGCTAAGCCGTAGTTGACCATCAGATAGCCTTCAGGGCACATCTGCACCGCCTCTGGGCAAAGCTTTTGCACTTCATCCGCCATAAAGCCGATATGCGTTTCTGGGCTGTCCACATAGCGGAATCGGTAGATGGGCAGGCCATTGTCCGCCTTGCCGATAGCCGCCACATCGGTTTTCAAGCGGCGGTCGGAGAACAGCGAGTAAAGGCCTGCGGCGGTCGAAATGGTGCCAAGCGCGTTGCCCAAAAAGCTGGGTTTTGAGTAAGTCGGGGTGGAAGTTGCGCTGCTGCTGGACGAGCCGCCGTAGTTGCCCTGAACCATCGCCATATATTGCGCCAGATTGTTGGCTGGCAGGTTCTGGTTGTAATCCCACCGTGCTTTGTCCGCATCAATGCCGCTTTGGGCGTAGTCGTCCCGCGCCGTGCCCACATTGCCAAGCGCGTTGAGGTCTTGGTAATCCTGCGCGGCAAAGACCGGTGCCAATTGGGCTGCCCCCAACTGGTTTTGCCTTTCGCGCGTGTAGTTGTCGTAATAGGTCTGGGATTGAAGGTTGTTCAGATTCTTGGCCAGCGTGTCGTTCTGGCGATCCTGATAAAAGGCCTGCATCCCTGACCCCATCCTGCCGCCGCCAGCGAAGCCAGAGGTCTGGCCGTTCACCGCATCGTTATAGGCTTGGGTGATCGCACCCGTTCCCGCCTTGAAATTGGCATCCAACCAAGGGTTGCTGTTCAACATCGCGCCACTGGCCGTCTGTTGCACGGCATCCTGCGCGGTTTTGACCAATGGGTTGCCGTTTAACGCCCGCTGCTGGGTTAAATCCAAGGCCTGCTGCGTGGTGCCAGACAAGGGCGCAAGGGTGTTGCCTTGATAGTATTTCGGGCCACCGCCACGGAACTGCCATTGGGCGTTGTTCATCACATCATAAAGATACGGCTGCTGCCCTGCCCAAGGATCAGACTTCGTGATTGTCTGGGTGCTTCCGCCACCTCCACCGCCGCCGCTGCCCCCGCCGCCAAATATGCCACCCATGTCAAATATCCTTCCGCATTGTGATCCAAGCTTTCCGCCAGTTTTTTAGAATCTTTAGCCAACCCTCACGGCAAAACCCCTCAAGCTGGCTGCACCCACGTGACTTCGCCCATTCGCTTAATGCCTGCTCAACCACGGGGTACCATTGATGCACCCCCTTGCCCGCGATATAGGGGATCTGGCACACCCTGCGGTTGGGGTAGTTGTGGATGGCTGTCACGAAAATGGCGGTGATTGCCCCATCCTCAACCCATGTCCACAGCTGCATATCGCGGCTAAGCAGGGCAAAATAGATGTCCTCCATCCCGCAGTCCTGTTGGCTTGCATCCACCGCTTTTTGCAGCATCGGCTGCACGACAGGCCACACCGTCTCAACACGGTCAAAGGGAACGCCATGCAGCATTGCTGGTGCCTAGCGGATTAAATTCGTCAGCCATGATGGCCACATCGAGCTACCACCACCGCCGCGCAACAGCCCAGAGGACATTGCCTGTTGCCAAGGTTGCGCCGCGTCTTGCCCAGCCAGTTGGTCGTAGGAGGCACCCGCCATGTCGTTGCTGCCCGCAGGGTTCTGCAGCGATCCTAATAGCCCCGCGCCGCCGCCCATAGGATTGTTTCCGCCGCCCGCAAGATTCTTATAAAGCATCGCCAAGGCGCCCAAATTGCCCAAGGGATTCGCGCCCTGCTGCTGTTGCTGCTGCTGCCCAGAACCCATCATCGGGTTTAACACAGGGGCTTGCACCACTGGCCCAGATGGTGGCTGCAGAGGGCGCCGCTGTTGGAAATTCTGGGTTAGGGATGGTTTGGGCATCTGGAACATGGGCTATCCTATGATTAACACGGTGAAGGTTTTGTCGGTTTGCGCGTTGTTGGTATGGGTTAGCGTGGCCGTGCCATTGGCTGTGCCGTTGGCCGCCATCCGTGATGCGACAAACAGCCCCGATAGGGCTGCTGCCGCATTCGCCGTGATGGGCATAAACCCAAGAAAGCTGTTTTGCGTGATCCGCGCATCGGTAAGGGTTGTGGTGGTCGCATTCGCATTGAGGGTAAGCGTTGTGACTGCATTCATCTTCCCCTGATTCAAAATGTTGATCGCTTGCGCCAACCTGCGGCGGTGTTCCACCTCATCCGATCCACTGGTGGCCACGCTAGGAAAGCCAAAACTGTTGCCGCTCACCGCGTTCCCCCTTGGTTGACTTCCTCAACATCCAGCCCGCTAAATTGCGTCCATGACGCGCCAGCGGTGGTTTTTAAGCGGTAGCGTTGATACCGTCCCCGCACCCGCATCGCGCAGCTGCCGTTGGCCTCCTGCGCCTGATCTGACCCATAGGTCACATGCTGGGCGACAGCGTCTCTGCCTGCGCCCGCCAAGGTTGCCGTGGTGCTGTCAATCAGTGGCCGAATGCGGGTGACAGAGGATTGCACGCCCGTGACAGGCTCAAAATCGGTGGTGGTGATGGTGGCGGCAAGGTTGCTGCCCTCAAAATACCCATAACGGTGTTGGCTATCGAACGCGCCCAACAAACTGCGCGCCCCCGACCATGTGGCGGAATCCAAAGTGTAGGGCAGCGCATCCAGCGTGCCAAAGCTGTCCAACTGCTCCAAAGTTTTGCCAAAGGTCGCCGCCCGCATCAGATATTCAATGTTGACGCTTGAACTATCGGTGATCGTCCAGCGGTCAAGAAATGGCGAGTAGCACAACAAGCGGTTAGGATTGCCGTTGATGGCTCCAACACCTGGGTATGCCCAAAACAAAAGCCCACGGGATGGATCAGCGGCGCAGCTAACCCGTTCAGGAAAGCTGGATTGAAAGTCAGACAGCACAAAGCGGTCGATCTTGGATTTGCCGATCGCCTGCGATCCTGATCCGTCAAAGGCGTAGAACCCATCCTCACCCCAGTAATAGGCAATCTCACCAAATTGACACAGCCCACCTTGCATAAACAGGCCGCGTGATCGTTGGGCGGGCACAAAGGAAAAGATGTCTGGCAACCCCGTGTAGATCATCCTCCAGATGGCGCGTTCAAAGAAAATCGCCGCGTCAGAGGTGCCAAGATTGCCCGCAATCCCCTGCAAGGCCCCATGACCACCTGGGATATCCTGAAAATCCGATAAATTGTTTACCGCTGCTTGCGTACCTGGGGTTGGCGCGTTGGTTGGATCGTTAATCGCCAGCCAGTGCACCCGTTGCGGTTGATCGCCAAAGGTTGCATCGGTGGTGTTGCCCAAAACCACCCAATTCTTCACCACCGTGACCGATTTTGCCCGCAGCGAGGTTAAGCCCGTGGTGATCATATCGCTGAACAGCGTGCTGGTGCCGTCAACATAGGATTGAATGGGGTTGTTGAAGTTGGTGGCGATGATGCGGTTGTTGAATTGGGCAAAGGACCATTGCCCGTTGGTTGAGGTGGTGTAGCCGCCCGCCTTGGAAACATCCGCAGGGGTAACACCTGGGGGTGAAATCCGATAAAGCTTGGATACATCCCCCGCAAACACCCGCACATTGCCCGCTGTGTCGGTCATCGAAATCCCACCTTGGCAACGGGCAGAAATCGCCGCACTAAAGGGCTGGTGCGAGGTCATCGGGCCATAGCTGATCGCCGTCAGGGGCACCACGTTGAAGATGGCATCCGATCCCGTGCTGGGCAGATCAGGCATGTCGGGCATGAATTCAGAGATAGGCACAATAGGCATGGCTATGGTGTCCCACTGTCAACGCGCATGCGCATGCTTGATCCCTGTTTGTCTGACCCATCCACGGTGGCGATGGCGGTCAACATCCGATCCCGCTCGGCGGAGGCACCCATGTATTTCGCGCTGTCGTCGTAATAGCCAAAGGCCTCGGCCAAGGCGGCGCTTAGGTACAATTTGGGGTGGGCGGCAAGCAACCAATTGCTGGTGTTGCTGACCGACAAAGACGGCAGGGCAAAATAGGTGATGGTGGCGGTATAGGCGGTGTCTGGCTGGGGGAATACCCGCAGTTGGTTGTTTTGAATGGTGTACAGGCGCGGCGTGCTGGCCGTCTCCAACTTGCCCCATCGGTCGGCCACTTGCGGCGGCACATAATCCAAGGGGCGGTCAGGGTTGGCGTTGATTTTGATCGCCCGCAGCCGTGTAAAACCTGCAGGCAGGGCGGTGTATTCAGCGGAAATGGCGAAGGCAGCGTTCACCACCTCCCCTTGGCGCACCGTTAAGCGGTTCAACGCCATCCGAAGTTCATCTTCCGCCAAGGTGATCCAATCGGGGCAGCGCACAGCCGCATCGCTATCGCCCGCACGGTTAAGCCATGCCAGCACAGCCGTTTGCAAATTGGCGTAGGTGTCGATTGCCACTAGACTCTACCTTGCCAAAGACGAAATGCGTTGTTGTTGCCATCGTTCAGGAACCTGCACACCACATCGCCCTTGAAGTCTGCCCAGTTTAGCCCCTGCTGGTTCAGCCAAGACAGCACCACCACCTTGTCCACCCGCGCCGCGTGCATCCACTCCCCCGACTTGCTGCGGCCAGCCGAACGGCCTTGGTCAAGACGGATGTTCTTGCAATGCTCCAATGTCGGTTCAACATCTTGGCGCAGCTCATGGTGGAAAACATTGCTTAGGTCATCGAAATGCAGGTATTCCACCGCATCGCCAGCCTCCCCGCTAAGCCACCGCCCATCGGGGTGTGATGGTGCCACCATTTTGGGATTATGCCCCGTCATTTAGCACTCCAAAGGTGTGATGTTGAGTTTGGCACCGGTCTGACGCTCGATGTAGTTGATGTGGGTGACCGCCATACAATTCACCAACACGTCAAAGTTGGGGGATAACATCATGCTCTGATCGGTGGCGGTGCCCGCGCCAACGCTAACATTTATATGCAGGTTGCCAGTGGTTTGCAGCCGCACCACTCTGGCTCTTAAGCCATTTCGGGCATTGGGGATGGCCACGCTTTGGCTGGTGCCACTGGAGGTCACCGTTACGCCTTCAGCCCCCAAATCATAGGCGGCATCGTAACCAAAATTCGATCCCATTGCTTAACTCCCCACCGTGAGGCCAACATAAACAGGAACCGCGCCCGTGCCCGTGCCGGCCGATGTCACCCGCAAGGTACCGCCGTCTTGAACAAAGGCATCGGCAGATGGTGCCAATTGCTGGCGCACCGTCACCCCTGCGGCAGAACCTGCGGTCAACTGGGTAATCAGCCCCGTTGCGATGTTGGTAAAGGTGGTTGTTCCGGGTGGTGCATAGGCCAGCTGGAAGGTCTGGTTGGCCGTTGCTAAGGCTGCATTGACCGTGGTGTGGAAGTCTTTAACCCTGCCAGGTTTTTTGACGGGGATATAGATTGGGGTAGCCAAAACGGTGATAACGCCATCATGGGCCATATCGCTTGCGTTTACGGGATTGGGAAGGGGCATTATTCATTTCCTGTTGGTTGGTCGGTTGGTTCCTTAAGAATGACGGCGAATTGGCGATCTTCCAGCAGGAAGGCATCCTCCGCCTCCACGTGGTAATCTTGCCAATAGAGCATCTTGGCACCGTTCGCCCATGGCTCGGCGTCCGACACACATTTGACCCACAGCTTCCCTTGGTAGGGTGGATGAGCACGTTTTGGCGCATCAACAGTTGGCACTGGATCAATCTCGCGCCGTGGCTGCCTCCTAAGTTTCTTGGTGGCCTCCTCCTGCAGAGCGATCTCGGCGATCAAAGCTTCATCGGTTGTCATGGTTCGTCCTTTGGTTGGTGGATATAGAAAGAAAAAGGCGGGCATCAGCTGGTTGTAAGGCCAATGCCCGCAAGGTTCCTAGGTGGTGGTCAGATCGGCAATAACCGCAGAGCCAGCTTCGTTGCGTGCCTCAAGGGCGTACTCGACCACAATCGCCGCCTTTTCCGCATCGCCTGTTTTCGCCAGATCGATGGTGTTCATTGGCCGCAGGTACGACACTGCCCACAGATCAGTCGTCAGCACATGGCAATCCCGATCACGGCTGAAACGATCCGCAACCACCGTGTGCACACCAAAATCTGAAACGTAAATCATAATGTTACTCGGTATATTTTAAATACCGGGCTAGGACATTTCTGCCTAACTCTGCATCTTTCGTATGCAGTTCGGACTATATCATCACCAAACTACGTTTGGCGCTCGGCATATAGTCTCTGAGGATTTCGCTAGTTTGTGTGTTCTAAATTCTGTCACCAGTTCTATTTCACGTTTTGAATACTCAACTCTGTGAATGTGACCTAATTTATTTCTTTTAATCCCCCGTATTGCTCTTGATTGAATATACTCCAGAATGTTTTCCGCATTCTTTCGTTTTTCTCCAATCATGTAAGGCAATATTGCCTCCAAAAGAACTTTTACAGGTTTCAAGCCATCACATCTATAAATTGACACCGGAACATTTATTCCTTTATGCCGACATTTTCGCCATTTGACTCCTAATAAATCAAATATCTTTGCTGCTTCTTTTAAGATGCATTGGTCTGAATTAACAACACAAACAAAAGGTGTTACCCTTACCCTGCCGTCAGGAAGCGTATAAACTTGGCAGCTTATACTACCTTCACATTCAATGACGGCTGCTAACCAGGTTAGCGATCTTTCCTGCTGATTGTCCATTATTTATCCCTTGCAGTTTCACCGTAATCAGATAATAGCATGTCTGATTACTGGTCTCAAGGGCTTTAGGAGTTTCCAGCATATAGCCAAGTTTTACATCGACATTTATTTAGGCGGCTAAGCCAATGAGTTTATCGATGGCGGTGGTTAGGGTTTTGTCGGATGAATCGTCATCCATGCGGGTAGAGTTACCAGCAAAGGCAGAAATCACCTGCTTGTTGAACTGACCAACTAGGATCAGGTCAGGGTCGCCCCCAGCCGTCCAAGCCGAAGCCAGCGCGGTTTTCAGCAGGCTTTCGGTGAGTGGACGTACTGTCCCATCGGTGGCGGCGGTCAATGCCCCACCAGAGGCTCCAGTAGCCCCGCGTTGCGCGTTGGTGGTGTACCAAGAGCACAGAGAGCGGGTTTGCCGTGCGGTTGCACCAGCACCCACCACCTTGGCTTGGTTGCCCGTCAAGATAAACTCTTGGTCACGGCGCAGTTCTTTGGAACGCTTCATCAGCTGGTACACGATCTCGCTCTTGCGGCCAGCCTTTTGCACCGAATCCTGCGTGCCAGATACAACCACCGTTTTGTAGGAGATTTGGCACATGTTATCGACACGGGTAGATGCCGCAACCGCCCCATAGGTGAAGTCATCACCCTCAAGCTGGGCGTTGGCACCCGCTGCCGCTAGAGTATCGACTTGCCATTCATGTTTGACCGCCGTGGCCTTTGACGTGCCAATTTTGCCCAAAAATGGCGTATCGACTGGGGATATGTTGTATATCGTGTCGGCCAAATCCTCGCGGTTGCCGATCGCGGAGTAGGTCAGGAAGGTATTTGCAACAATAGGCATAGGTAGTTTCCTTTAAGGTTAGATAAGCCCAGCCAGCATCTCTGCTCTCGCACGCATATCATGAGTCTGGCGGGCACGATTG